GTTTCCAATCATACATTCTCTCCTGTGTCTTTTTACTCATGGGCACTATGACTAGGTTGGGTTTGGGTTCATGCTTGATACCCACTTCCTTCCTTGTCTTCCAATCAAACAAGTGAGCAATCTGTTTAAGGACTGCTTCATCATCATACTTGTTATATTGTTCTACTAGCCCATAAGGTGTTCTAGTGAGGTTTGTTTTCCCATAACGTCTGAACCAATCGTAAAAGTTCTTCTCTGTGTTAAAGGGCGTCCAATGACTTAACTTGAACTGATGATATATCAAACCTAGGTGTTCTGCATAAGGTGTTGCACTCATGTATAGGATGGGTTTGCCACGAGTAACTTTGTATACCTTCTTCCATGTTGTGCTAGGTCGCCCTGTTCCACTAATGGCATGGTGTGCTTCATCTAGTATAATCATTTCATAGTCATTCATATTGACCTTGTGGATACTCTCATAGTTGATAAGAGTGTAATCCTTAGTCAATGGAAGGTTCTCAAAGTGCTCTTCCCAACCTGGGATTGCTTTCTTCTTAGTTACAATTAGTACCTTAGTCACCTTACTGTTCTCACACATCAGTAAAGCAGTACCTGTCTTTCGTGTTCTCTCTTCCCATCCAAGGTATGCTAAACCATACTTTCTGATAGTGTCAAGAGCCCAACCTGCACCAACGATTTGGTGTGGCATCCATTCCCACATATGCTATCCTTTATTATAATGCAACAGAAAGGTCAGTGAATGTACTGACTCGTTTGTATATCTGTTTGCACGTTATAACACCATTATAATGTTGCATATACGTTATGCTCTCATTGATTTGGCGCTTAAATAGGTCTCAACGTCAGGATAGACATCAAGGACTATATCATGGTTGGTGTATAGAGAGTCCTCTACTTTGTAATTGCAGGTCTTTGTTTTCCCACAACTATAAAGGTAGATTTGATGCTTGGTAACACCCAAACTCTTCCCAACAACCTTCTGAGTATTGAACTCAAGAAGTTGATTAACTGCATTCTGCAGGGACATGAGTTCCATCACATTCCTCCTGAGTGTGTCCCAATAGTTGCTAGGAACTCTTCTTTAACACTAGGCTCTTTGAGGAACAAACCTGTCAACTTAGTAGTGACTGTTCTTGCTCCATGATGCTTAACACCACGACTAGATACACACTGATGCTCTGCAACTATTTGCACACCCACTCCTCTAGGTTCTAAGAGTTCCTGTAACTCCTCCGCAATCTGCGTAGTCAAACGCTCCTGCACTTGTAGTCGTCTGGAGTACTTCTCAACTATGCGGTTGAGTTTACTCAGACCTACAATACGGTCGCCTGCTAAGTAAGCAATGTGACATACACCTTTGATAGTTGCCAGGTGATGAGCACAATGACTCCATACAGGAATGTCTAACTCAACTACCATCTGGTCAGTACCATCATCATCAAAGGTAGTGAACTTCATCTCATAGTCATAACCCTCTCCCCAATCTTCTGCCCATGCCTTGATGTAGCGTTCTGCAGATCCCTCAGTGTGGGAATCCTTCTCTGGTTGGATAAAGGAGATTACTTTCTCCATTGCCGCTACTGCTTCTTCTCTACTTACTTGCATATGATACTCCAATCTTCAGCTAGGATGTCTGTCTGAGATGCAAGCCAAGGAACTAGGTTTCCATCTGCAGTCTTCATATAAATATATGGAAGAGACATTTTGCTATGCTTATCTGGCACCTGCAGTTTTAACCACATACCTTTCCCATTCCAACCTTCACGACTAATTCTACACTCACTATCTGCCTTTAGGTGCTCAAGTGCAGCACCAAATGTTGTGTTACTTATCATTTCCATTCCCCTGATTTTTTCAACTCTATAATAGCAAAAGTTGTATTCTCATACTGTGTTTTGTCGTCTAGGAATCTAAGTGCCCAAATACGCTCAACACAAGTACCACATTTTCCACAGTGATTTTCTCCACCTTTGTAACAACTATATGTGTTACTAGGTATCATGCCTGCATCTACGCCCAAGGTAGCAATCTCTCTCTTGTCAAGGGCAGCAAAAGGAGCCATTAGTTGGATACCATTGTGAGTTCCAGCATACATAGCAACCTTGATGCCTGCATTAAATGCAACAGTACAATCAGGATACTGAGCAAAGTCACCTTTGTGAGTAGCAATGATTACGCCATCCAAGTTGTTTGAGTCAGCAATGCCTGTAGCAATACTAAGCATTATTGCATTACGGAAAGGTACTACAGTTGACTTCATATTGTCATCTGCATAGTGACCTTCAGGTACCTCACCAGATAGCAATGATGACTTCATATGCTTCATCACTTGCTTCAACTTAATGATTTGGTGTGGGATGCCCAGTGAGTCGCAACTATCAATAGCATGAGCAATCTCACGCCCATTGTGTTTACTTCCATAGTCAAAACTAATTGCCATATGAATAGTATCCTTGTGTATATGTAGTGCTGCAGTGGAGTCTAATCCACCACTTAATACGAGTAAGTTTTTCATTTTGTAATCTCCTCTACAAAGTTAAGGTTCTTTTCCATCATGTGGTTCCAGTGTATGTCTGCTGAGAAGTCAACTGATGTACAATCTTTTCGTGCCATGTAGCGTAGTTCATGACCTAAATGACCTTGCCATACAACTGCACTACTATCCCATGACTCAATATAGTTGTCGAAAGGCATTAGCATTCCAAGTTCCCATATGCTGTCTGTTCCACCAAGCAAGTGAATCTTCTTAGGTGGCATCATTGGTTCAATGTTATCACGGAAGAACTCATAGCGTGCTCCAGGAGCATGACGATAGTCAATGTGTTCCTCACTAACTGCTACCAAGTCAATAGCATGATTATACATCATGTCCTTGAACTGCTCAACAGAGTTGGGAATACACATAACTTTGTAGCCTGCTTCTTTAAACTCTTTCATACCTTCGTATGTACCATCAGGACAGATGAGGTGGGTAGCATCTACAAGTTCTGCTGCCTTAATCATCTCCTCAGGTTGCATACAATATCCAAGTTCAAAGAATGAATTGTCCAAGTACTTAGTACCTGTAAGGTTCTTCATCTCTTGTCTGTACTCTGGGTCACTAAGAACAAGGTGAGTTAACACCATGTTCAAACCTCTGTTTAAGTTTTTGTCTACTTCAGCAATCATGCTAGTAGGGCAAATGTGTATCAGTCTCATTACTGACCTCCATAAATTTTGTGTGTCTGCAAGGATAGTTTCCAATCAGGATGAGCAATCACCCAATCAGCACACCATCTAACATTGTCAAGGTCCCAACCATCTTCAGTTCCAATGGGTTGAATAAACTTATTATGTATGCTTCTCCATTGTTGTTCATTAGGTGGGAACTCTTCTGATGCTAACAGTTTGAGTTCATGGAAACCATAGCCCATTACATACTTGTCTTCTGACCACTGTACCTTAGGTGAGTATGTGATACAGTTCGCTTTGTTGATATGGATCAACTTATACCCATTAGTTTCAACTGCAACTTCATGACCCTGATCCTGCAAGGCCTCAATGAGAGGATTAATATCATTGATACTAGGCTCCCCTCCTGTGATAACAACTAGACGGATACCTTTACAATAGGCAAGTATGTCATCAAGGGTTTTATGTTCCACTGCACCAAGTTCAGTATGGAGTGGTTCATCACACTTGAAGTTCTCTCCAAACTTGCAGGCAAGGTTACACCCATAAAATCGCACAAAAGACGCTGCTCTCCCAGCGTTAATTCCTTCACTCTGAATGCTCTTGAAGAGCTCAACTACGTTGTACTGTTTCATAGTGTCTGACCTTTCCACCTGACTGTGCTTCTATCTCAGGAACATTATAGTATGTAACATCCTCACCTACGAATGGTTTAGGACGACTAGCAATTGCCCAACCCGTTAGTGTCTCTTGAACACGAACTTCCTTAACAGGCAGACCTTCTGTAACACACGCTTTGTAAATGTGGTATGCCATGTTCTCTGCTGTTGGGTTGTAGTCAACCTCAATCATACGCATAGGAACCACACGAAGCATTGACTTGTAATGGTCAGCAAGGATGTCCTCTTTGAAAAACATAAATGAATGGTCCCAAGCATCAAACAGATGATTGATTCTGTCTTTCACCTCACCAAAGTCAATGAGCATACCATCACTGTTCAGGTGCTCACCTTCCAACATTACTTCTGCAATGTATGAGTGCCCATGCATTGACTGACACTTAGTACTGTAACTTGACACCAAGCGGTGTGCTAGTTCAAACTTAAACTTCTTAATTGCTAACATGACCTACCTCCACGATAGTTGTGACATTGCCTCTTGGCATCATCTCTAGTTTGACATACAACTCTTTTGCTTGCAGTCCTTTGTTAAGGATGTTGTAAATCTCATTTGCAAGACCTTCATGACTAATGGCAGTATTACGATAACTGTTAATCCATAACTTGAAGGCCTTCAACTCTACTGTGTTCTCATTAGGAATGAACTGCACAGTAACCTTACCACTATCAGGGTAACCTGACACAGGACACAACGCTGAGATCTCAGGGTGTATCATAGTCACTAAGTAACCATTCTTTGTGTACTCAGGTTTCATTTCCCAGAACACTAAGTCCTCATCTACATTGAAGTTGTTAATAATGTCTTTACCATATCTCGTTGCATCTTCACTATTGTGAGAACGCTCATCTTTAAATTCACTCATGCTACCTCCTTAAGGTAATGGTGGAGTCCAAGGCTCCCATTTGTATTTCCCGTCTACTAATGTTACTTGGTGCATATTAATGAGGCGGGCATCTTTAATAGCATCTTTTTCAGTTAGGTTTTTTGACTTGAATAGTTCAACAACTGCTGACCATCTCTCGTAAGGAGTTTCCTTCCCGATTAGTGCTTTCTCTGCTTTCTTGGGACCAATACCTGGACATCCTCTGATGTTGTCGGTACTGTCTCCCATGAGGACCTGTACGTAGAACCACTTCTCAGCGTGCTCTTTAGTAATGATAACCCACTTAGGAGCAATACTATACTTAACACTACGATAGTAGTTGTAATGTTTGCCCGGAACTGCATTGAGTACATCCTTATCAACTGCAACTAACACGTACTTCTCTGGGTGTACACGTTTGAGATATACAACAGCATCATCTGCTTCCACACCATCACAAATCTCACCTGCATACTCTTCTGCAAGGATGAGTTTACCCTCAAGCAATCCAGGTGGATAGCGTGTGCTACCTCTGTTTGCTTTATACATTGTGTCCACTAGGTGACGAAAGTTTGGCCCATGTGAGAAGTACAACTCTACTGACTTAGTAAAGGTTGCTGTTTGAATCTCACTAATGCGTTCCTTAGCTGACTCAATCACTTTGTTCATGTCAACTCTCCACACACAATGCTCAGTGGCATCATACTGTGGGTCAGCAAGCATTGAGTTCCACTCTTCAGGAGTGTACATTTCTTCGCCAAGCATATCCTCAGCATACTCATTACCACTACAAGCAGCATAGATGATTGTGTCTGCATCTATCAAGGCAACCTTAGTTGCTGCTGCTATGCCTTCCATTCCCTCTTCGGGACCTAAATCTTCTACTGCCATTTCTTCTCCAGTTCTATTAAAAATAAGCAATTAGCAATGATGTGCGATAGGTGAGGTTCTCCTGTTTCAGGATCCACCTTTCTACCTTGCATATGTTCAGACATATGTCTTAGCATTGCTGCTTCATATCGTGGAAGGTCTTCCTTAGTTGATTTAACTAACCAATTCAAACCTTCCTCTGTTGAAGGATATTTCACCTCACCAATAGTCAACACTCTAACCACACTATCAAGTGCAGCGAAAGGAACTATGTCCCAACGTAGTTTACCTAAATCTTGTTTAACTGACATCTGCTAACTCCTTGTCATACATATACATACCTTCTATAGTTGTTTCATAGATGATATTGTTACCATACTCAATGTCTTCCCAGTTCAATCCTACTAGAACATCAACTGGCATTGGAAGGTCTTTGATAGGTGCTTGCTTCATAATAGCAAACCATGCTTTCTGCATAGCAAGTCCCAGGTTCCTAGCAACACGCTCATACACTTCTGGAATGTTTGGACAGTCAATGATGAAAGCATCATGTATCATGTTCACCATCCAACTATCCTCACCAAGCATATCATATTTGTACAGGTAGTGCCATGCAAGTTTTGCAACCTCAGCACCTGAACCTTGATTACGAATGTTGTTTAGGTCAGTGTATGACTTTGCTTTGTACTTTCTACCACTAATGGTTTGGTCCATATTGTCAGGTGACTTAGCATTGTCTTCATGCCAGTCCTTGATGTCTGAGAAACCAGTCTTCCAATCACGGAAGGCCTTCTGACACACATCAGTTTCAAGCCAAATCTCACTCAGTTTACAAACTGTCTTCTGAAAGTTTGCAACTCCTCCGCCATACAAGGCAAGAAAGTTGAGTTGCTTGGCAACGAACCTAGGAGTAACACCATCAGGAAGCTTAGACTCGTCAAGAGTAAGATTGCGAGAAGCATAAGTGTGCAAGTCAATCCCATTTCTGTATGCTTCTTCCATATTTCTTTCAGGTAGGATAGCACAAATGCTCCTTAACTCAAGTTGTGAGTAGTCAGCATACACCAACACTCTGTCACCATGAACCTTGGGATTGATGCCCCACATCTGTTTCATGGTACGTGGATACTGTGATAGGTTCTCTTCTGAACCCTGCACCCGCCCTGTAATAGCATGAGGTGAGAAACGGGATGTAATCCTGTGGTCCTCATTCATGTACTTCTTTGCTCTAACTACAAACTGTAATCTCTTCAATGCTTTACGCTTGAGGAGAATGTCATCTGCCATAGTACGCTTCCATTCAGCAGGAACATAGTGAGGTTCTAAAACAACATTACGTTGCTCTGCTCTCTTAGTTGTCTTTGCCAGTGTGCCTTTGATACCTTCCATCTGTGCAGGTCGACTAGCAATGATACGCAAGGTAACTTCATCAGAAGTGTTCTTGAGACCCAATGCCTTTCTAACCTGTATGTAACTATTCACATTAAGGCCTTCAGGCAACACACTAGTCAAGCGAATGACTTCTGCATTGTCGTCCTTCTCTAACTTCAGGAGGCGTTCAGGATCCACTGGCATACCCATCTCAGGCATTAGTGTGGCATACTCAGCAATGCGACTATCAAGTTTAAAGTTGAAGTCGTTTCTGAATGCTTTGACAGCGTGATACAACTTAGGCAGCAGGTACACATCAATACTTGCATACATACCTTGGTCCTCAGTTATCTCTGTGTTGGGAGAGAATGATTTCTGCATATCCTTCTTGACTAAACCTTCTCTATCATATGGGTCATAACCCAATACCTTAGTAAGACATTCATCAAGGGAGTACACTTGCCACTTTGGAAATGCTAAACGAGAAGCATAGAAAGTGTCAAACCAATTTGCAGGTGTTTCATAGGTGCCATTAGCATGACGCCAAAACTGCATAAGGTCATATCCATAGTTGTGACCCACCATTTCGCTGTCCTTAATTGAGGCCCAAATAAACTCAACTGCAAAAGAAGGTAGATCCTTCATCACAAATACTTTCACTTGGTCCCAGTGTTCTTGGTACACTTGAATAGTGACAACAAACTCATAAGCCTCTCCACCTGTCTCTGTATCAACAAAGATGGGTTGGGACTTATCAATCTCAGTCAGTTCATCTAATGTACTAAACTTGTATATTTTCAATAAGTTTTCCTTTCACTGGCATAATGCTCAGTATAATACCCTAGGCTAATAGGGTACTAACAATTCACTAAATTCACAGCTTCGTTTAGTTGGAGAAGCATCCACGAATTTTGGTGCCCGAAGGCATATTTAAAACGGGACGTCCTTATTGACTAGGTCCCAATACATCCTCTGCCACTTGACTAACTCTGCTTTTGGTACAGCTTCCTCAATGGCATCTGGTACCCTTTTGAGTTCTTTCACAAGTGTTTCCAGTTCATCTACTCTAGTCTCTAAGGCTTCCACGTGTGTTTTGTTACGTGGAACCTCAAGCTTAGTGAGGTCCTCTACGTTCATGACTATACGTCAGGAGTGTTTGGAGTTTCAATAGGCTCAGCAGGCATGTCTAAATCGTCCATGCCTTCATCTTCACCTTCAAGATCCTCAGTTTCAATCGTACCACCAGTGTATTCAACGAACTTTCTTAACTGCACACCATTTAGGTAGAACAGAAGTCCTTCATTTCCACCGAAAGCATTGATAGCAATCTCTCCGTGTAGTACACCAACACTCTCATCACCAATACGCTTCTCACCTAAGTTAAGAGGTGAACCATTACCACGCATGATTTTGATAGTGTTCTTATCACCTGAAGGCCATACAGCATTTGTTTTGGCTTGTAACAACCAGAACCCTGTTGCCTTCTTGATAGCATCACCATCTTCATCTTTCTCATTCGTAGTTTCCATCTCTTCTTTCAGGAGAGTGTACTTCTGCTTAGTGATACCTGCAGGTTTGTTTTCGTTCCAAAAGTTTTTCAAGATTGGTTCAATAACATCTTTCTGTGCCTTGGTAAGGATAGCTGTTGCAGTATACTCGTAACTCGCAGGATCATTCTTGTCCAGTTTGTTAGTTGGGTCGTACTTCATCTTGCCTTGACCAGCAGTTGTTAGGTAGCGGAGAGGAGCGAGGGGTGTTTTGAACGTAAGTTTAATAGCTTTTGCCATAAGTTTTCCTTGTTTTATAAGTTTTAAGTTGGTATGGCCATTGCCAGGGACGGTGTTATGTGTTTGTTATGATGTAATTATAGCATAACAACCTTAAAGGCACCTTAAACGAGTACAACTCTTTTACGGGCCCGAGATAATGCAACGTACATGAGTTTAGCGTACTGTAAGTAGTATCCTTGTCTGATGCTTCTCTTGATGTCTGTCTGTGCAATATACACAGTATCAAACTCTTGCCCCTGTGCTTTGTGAATGGTTGTTGCAAAAGGTCGGCGGATATCAAACACAAGGTTCTGATGAGCAAGGTAATTCTTCCATGCTGTGCCTCGCTCCTTCACATATTGCTTACCTTTGTTGTTGTAGCAAAACTCTTTCACACTATCCTCCTCCTTGAGGCCATGAGTTTCAACAACTAAGTGCTGATACTTCTCTACTTCTGCCTTCAACAACTTAGCATTAGCATAGTGTTTGAGGTCATAGAACAAAACATAGGTGCCTTCTGATGTCTTCACTGCATAGTTATCATACATACTAAGGTTAGTTCTGAACTTTATGATGTCTTCTTGCGTTTTTAGCATCGCTTTGGACAGTTTATTGCCTTGCATTAGTTTGCCTTTACTAATGCAGGTAGGATATATGAGGCCTTCTATGTCTAAACCATCAATGTTTCTCATACATGGGATGCCATTCATAGTGATGTCTTCATTCACAGCGATGGCTTCAGGTTTGCCAAGCACTTTAGCTGCCATAGCATTCAACTCCAACACCTTATCATTGGTGTATGCTAGGATCCTATCTGTGCCAGGATTGAAGTCATCAAGGTTACCTTCCTTAATGGCAGGATTCATCTTCAAGTTCATCTCTCCATCACCCTTAATGTAGTGCATAAATCGCATAAAGGTTTCAACTACTTCAGGTGCTTCTGCTCTATGCTGAGTGGTTAGTTCAAGAATGTTGTCAGTGTATGTCAAAGGATCTACTGCCTCACCATCAATAGGAGGTAACTGGAATGGGTCACCAAACACTAATACTAAACAATGCTCAGGTAACAACTCCAACAGCATATCCATAATGTCAACTGGTATCATACTGAACTCATCTATTGCTATCTTGCCAATGTCTGCAAGGTCAACTCCACCAATCTTCTTCAACTTCTGCATACGCTGTCCACGTCTGAAGTTCTCATTGATAGTTGGAACCAACTTAAGCACACTATGAATAGTAAACACATTCACAATGCCCTTAGCCATTAACACTTCTGCTGCCTTGTGTGTTGGAGTGAGAACTAATACGTCCTCCTTACCAACAGCACTCTCTGCCAACTTAGTTGACTTACCTGAACCAGCAAACCCAGTTACAAACTGAATCTTCTGCTTATAGTTACTAACTGCTTCCATTACAGGTCCGTTATGTAGCGTACTGCAAGGAATATCTTAGTGGGTATCTTCTCACGCTCTTTCTTAGCATCCAATGCTGCTTGGAACTCTTCAACTGTATCAAACTGCTGAGCACACTTAGCATTCATTTGGAACTCAGTAATAAGGTCCCGTCTGTATATTGTACCTGAACCTAGTCCCACAATGTTAAACTCAACCCAACCATACAGGGGATGGAATCCAACCATGTCTTCAGGAGTTAAACCTGCATACTCTTTAATGTATGTCTCAACTTTGTCTTGTAGTGCTTGGTGTTCACTACGTAATGCTTTTAGTCTCTCTTTCATGCTATGGCCTTCTTTCTGTGCTGAGTCAATAAGTATTGCTCAGTTTTGGTTAGTTTCTTTTTACGGAACTCTTTCATCATCAATTCCTCAATGACACTGTACTCTCTGTACTGCAGGCCTCCATTGGCAACTGCTTTACTTTCAGGTTGATGACCTTCTGTGAAGCGTAACTTTGCACAGGCACTACACATCTCAGGACGGGAAGCTGCTGTGAACTTTCTATTCATAGGCTTTCCACAGTCACACCTTAGTGTGTATGACTTCTCATGGATGTCTGTAACTGTTGTCTTACCAAAGCGTTGACCCACTCTGGGTATTGGCATGGTAAAGTTCTTTGCATTGTATGGCATTATATCCCTTTCAGTTGTTTAATTATTTCTTGATACTCTTGCACTGCGTCCCAACTAAGATACATAACATATCCTTGTGCAGGCCATTGTGCCCAGGTAGGTTCAAACCCTTCAGGCAATTCGCTTCTCCACTTATGAGAATACTTGTCACCTACATTAGCAGTGAAGTCAATGTGAAGCATACTAGCAATCGCTGCCTTTGAATGGTCTTCCTCTCTATACTTCTCTGCTAACACATAAGGTAGGATCTCTTTGAACCACTTCCAACTCACTGCTGCCTTCTTCGTCTTCTTATCATATGTATGTATAAGCAAACTATATAAGTCAGCAAGTGTTTCTTTTGATAGGTCAGTGTACTTCATCAGAGCATGAAGGTCATCAGGATTTCCTAACGTATTGATAATGTTCAATGAATTAGTTGCTCCTCCCATGACCCACTTCTTTCTGTAAGGTGTTTCAGGTGCCTTGATAAACAATGCCGTCCTAACCTCTGTGCTGAAACCTTGTGTATATATGTAATACAAATGATTTACATACTCCTGCAACTCGGGCATATACTCGTATGATGATAGTGCTCTACTAAGTGTCAACTGCTCCTCCTCAGTCAACGGATCCTCCAACCCATGAAGGTGTGCGGGTTCAATACACCAGAAGCGTCTATCACTTGCAGGCAGTTTAGGTCTGTAGTTTGTTGAACCCGTTATGCTCAGCGACACACGCTCAGTAGTCATCGCTCCACCTTTCATATTTAGTTTCCTATATGAATTAGTGTTGCTCTGTTTGATACTAGAATATGTAGCATCCCACTCACGCTGGGACTCCTCAGGTTTGTCCTCAAATGAAAGGACCTTAACACCCACAACAACATCACCCCAACCACTTTGAGACGTCTTAGGATCTACTGCTGATGCTGCACTTCTAAGCATGAGTGAAAACAGTTCAAGAGTCATCACTGACTTTCCTGTTCCACCTTTCTCAGTAGACAAAGCAGCAATCCACAACACCATTGTAGGTGACTCATGCCCAAACACAATCTGTGCTGAGTATGCCAAGTATAGGTCCATAAACTCCTTACCTATTGTTGACTGAACCACCTGCATAAACATATTAGGTGTCTTTAACTCTCTTGCTTCCGCCTGCTTCAAATACTCTGTAGGCGTATACAAGTTGATGATGTCTCTGTTATGCTCAGGATCCAACTCGTATTGAGGTTTGTATGGATTGTTCATATAATATATGATAGGAACTGTTGTATCATCCCACCCAATCACACGTCCTTCCTCATTAAGGATTGAAAACTCTGGGTGCAATGCCTGAGCAGTTATCTTGTCAAGGAAGTAACTATCGCCATGTATCACTGGTGCAGCACTTGTCTTGTCAATCTCCATATACATCATCTTACCCGTTCTAATAACACGGAACAATGGATAGTCAACCTTCTGTGCTTTCAACTTCTCATCAAACTCCACATCATCATCTACTAAACTAAATGGTATGCGTGCTTCGTGTTGAGGCAGTGAAGGTAGTATCTGTTGCCAAAGAAATTTTTTCGTTTTTTTGCTCTCAGGATCCTTGCCCCACATTGCCAACAACTTATTCATTACAGGCAAGGCGTGCTCATGGAAACCCAACTCAGCAGCAGTTGTTAATTTGACTGCAATCTTATTGAACAAGTCATAACTAAAATCAAATCTATTGATATCAAGTTTCTTCGCTTTGTTTGGCATAAACTCTTTTGGGAATGTATGCTTGAAGAACGCATTCCACTGCTTGGTCGTCTTTAACTCCTCCTCAAGGAAGGCCTCAATCAAACGCAAACGCTGAGTGTTATATGAATACACAAGGTCCCCATTAGTTTGGGTAGCGGAAATGTCTTCCTCTTCCTGATACTCAAGGATACTATGTATTAACTCTTTAGGACACTCAGGTATCACGCCCTCATGTAGTTTATAGAAAGGCGAAAAGACGTGACCCTCAAACACAACACCATAAGTGAAGATGTCTATCTGCGTACCATGCAACTTGATAAGTCGATTAGCAATCCGTTTGTTTGTCTCGCTATCTATCTTATAATATATATGATACTTGTTTGCTTGTGTTGTCGTAGTATAAAGACCCAATGGCAATGTTAGATTAAGCGATGGTATGCTAATAGTATCATCTTCAATAATAGTATGTGTACCATCAATGTCCAACACTAACAGATTGTCTTCTGCCTGAATGAAGTGTCTACCCATATTGTCGTCTGGAAATCTATCCCAACTTAGGTTGTCAACTCTTTTAGCATCAATGCTTTCTTTCTTCTGCTCTGCCTCATTGTACTCCCAAAGGCCCGCAGGTGTAAGGTTGATGTTATGTGCCGCAAACGCCGCTACTACACCTTTCATACTACACCTCGTTATAAGCAGTGAGGATAGGTTTGAATGTGCTAAGTGTTGCAGGTGGGAGGTTGATACGTTTGGCAACTACGTGTTGCTTCAGTGTCTCAAGATCCTCCATAACTAATGCTGAGTACTTGAGCAGGTTGTGATAGTAGCGTGGATCTCTCTCAGTTATTAGCGACTCATACCACTTTATATATTCTTCTCTCATTTTGTTCCTTTTATTATTTTAAATGTAATTATAACATAACAACCTTAAAGGCACCTTAAGGAAGGTCAATCTTTTTCAAATCTGCAAGTAGCTTCTTTGCCTCAGGATCTGCTTCTGCTAGGAGAGCATACATATTGACGCTTTCAACTGCTTTCTTTCGCTCCTCAAGTTGTTTAATAATGTATGCACGTTGACGAGTCGCTTCCTTACGTGCTTCTTGTCTTGTGATGTCTACCTTACTCACTACCCATGCAGTCGCTTTGTTCACTTCTTCTGCATTGTCAATGTTGTTCGCTAGTACCTCAACTACTGTAACCAAACCATACCCATTTGTTGACTCAACAACTAGCAGGTTATCTTTCTCAACCTCTGTGTCCACATCAACCTTAAAGTTGTACTCGCTTAGTGGACTATCAAGATAACATACCTTAACTACTTTGTATTGTCCACCTATGAAGTTTACGTCTTTATTTGTTCTCATTGTCTTTACCTTTTTTGCTCCCACTATGTGGAAATTTGTGTGACTATGTATGCCACTTTGTCTACCTACTCTCATTGCATCCTTATCTGAATACACATAATAGAGCACATCGTCTATGACCTGAACTGCTAAGTCCTGACCTTCCCATTCCGGACGAGTATAAATCTGTCCTTCTAACATATCCTTCGTTTTCATTACTCTGCACACTCCATGATGTCTTTGATTGCCTGCGTGGTATACCCTTTCTTTCTAAGATTTGCTTCCAACTTAGTCTTCCTAGGAATCTCGCTGTACTTAACTCCCGTGGCCGTGAACCAAACACTAGTGAATGACTGCTCCTGCACTGGGATACTATACTTATGTAGTATGTCTTTGACAGGCGTCAAATTGGAGATGTCGGTTTCTATCTCTTTCAGGTACGCATTGATAGTGAGCAGTGCTGGCACCTTTAAGTTGAGTGCCTTAAACTCCTCTAACCCTGCCTGCATCTTGTGTGCTTTCGTGGTGAGTGGTTCAGTAGTGAAGTCAGGGTTTAACTCCAACAGGATTGGAAACTCGCCCTCAAAGATTATCAACTTGTTATCATCGTCTAGGATGTAGTCAAGTGGCTGTGTATCTAACTCATTACAAATCTCTGTCCAAATAAACTCGTCTTGTTCCGGGTGTGCTACTTTAATTAATCTATGCATATTGTTCCTTTACTTTCTCAACTGCATTATGCAGTGTGATGTATGTCTGAAGCTGTGCCTTAAGGACTGGGAGCCCCTGAAGTAACTTCACCTCCATTAATACTGACAACTCAACTCCCATTGACAGTAGTTGTACTGCCTCAAGGTAGTCAAGCATATCCTTAACTCTTTCTATTTCCCTCTCGTCTGTTGTCAACTCCAACTCACGTATAATCTGAGTCAACAACTTATTAATCTTGGTTGATTTCACCTCGTATCCCTTCTAGTGTGTCTATATAGTCTTTGAGTATCTCAAATTCCTCATCTGTTAGATCCGTCTCATGTAGTTGTGACTGCTCCTCCATCTTGTCTATTGCATTACTAATGCTACTATCAAGTGTGTTGACTATTGTGTTAAATGCTTTCGTCATATAAAAACTCCTTGTGTGCTTGCTCTAGATACTCAGGCACTATCGCCTTCTGCTGCTCGCCCAAGTTGTGTGTCGCCATATGATGAGCACCTAAGTAGCGTGCCACCGCCTTCCACTGACTCCCGTGGGATCTTGACTTGCAATCATTATCCTCATCAAAGAAAGCAATAGCGTGATGTGCCAACTCGTGCAGTAGCGTATCAATGTATTCCACTGAGTTACTATGATGTGATGGGTCTATGTAGATAGTGCTGGTAGCTTGTCGGTATCTACCCATACTTCTTTTGCCTAGTGACATTGTGATAATATTCACGCCTGGGATGTGGGTGAACTGTTTATGGTTGCGTAGGTGTTTTAATGCCTGAGATATGATTGGTACGTTTAGTTGTTTTAACATAGGGGGTCCTTGTTGTCCCACATGACCATGGTCAGGCGGGAACACTTTGTTATGTCATAATTATGTATTCATTGGATTGAATTATATAATTTTTGCTTGTGGGAACAGTTTCAAATTTTATTCTTCAAGATAACAAATATAATTACACTTATTATATAATTATAGGGGGTCACCTTGATAGAGATAAGCGTTTTAACATTGCTATAATATATATCTGTATGAACATAGGGGTCATATAATTATACAATTGAACACATAATTATGACATAATAGGTTGGGATGGGTGGAAATGCACACAAAGTACATTCCCAAGGATAGTTAGGCGACTGTTTCCGCTTTAGGCTCTTCTGCCTTAGGCTTCTCAGTGATGACCTGAACTTTCATACTAGCAGCAAGTGCTTCAATAGTATCAAAGGTTTTAGTACCTTCATCAAACTTCACTTCTTTAGTGATGTCTTTTAGGCGAGTCGCTTTAGCATTTTCCATTGCTTTGTCATACTCTTCAAACTTAGCAAGTTTCGCTTTTGGATCAGTCAACTCACGGGCCTCATCAAGAACAGCAAGTGCTTTCTTTTCCATTGCTTTTGACTCAGTGTAGTATTTCGCTTTCACCTTGTCAGCAGATTTTGACATTGAACCGTCTTTGAAGAACTCACTAGCATCTAACCACTTCTTAGTGATAGAACATCTACGTCCAATCATCTCACCTGTCTTGTTAAGAAGTTTAACAATCTCACGTGGTTTGCTCTCACCAGTTGTTCCAGCAGCAGGGATACAGAATTGCTCAGTAAAAGCGGCAATTTGTTCTTTGTTAAGTTTTCCCGTAAGGAAGGCAAGTGGAGCGACCATTGTTTTTTTGATTTGAATTTCAGACATTTAAGTCTCCTTTTGTTTTGTGTGTTACTGTATAATTATACAATAACATCCTTAGACACACCTTAAAGATGTGTCCCAGATATTATCGGTCACAATATTTCACAAATTCCTCATCAGACATATTGAAATATGGGATGACATCATTTGCACGAGCATCCTTAGCGAAAGATATCTTCACCATCTTAGTACCCAATAGTCGTGTGAGTACTATACTTGTTTCAGTATTTTGTATTGTAGTTTTGCTAATCATAGTGACCTCCTAAAATGTGTATGATAGTAATGATTGATACACCCGAGGTGCAAAGACAGCGATGATGATAAGTAGCGTTAGTAAGCCGAGGGCAAAGTCTGTAAAAGTCATTATTTGGCACCTCTATTTTTCATCATTTCATAAACCCGTACTGCATTCCAAACGCCACGAAAGTCCTTAGTTAGTCCCAACTCAAATTCGGACTCAAATGTTTCATGGAAGCACTCGTCAAAGAAAAAGTTCGTGTCCATAATGACATTGAGTAATCGAAGGAAGTTGTCCCGGACTGTACAGTTCAGTTCATAGGCTTTGTCCTCGTCAAAGTTTTTTGATATAACAGTGTATGTATCCGTAAAATCCCGGACGGCCTTGTAGTATTCTGCACTTACTATTTGATAGTCTCTCATAGTATTTCCTTATATAAATTATTTGCACTCCGAGGAGTACACAGTTATTTATATGTGAGTAATCAGCCCCCAACTTTTCATTTTGCTTAGGGGTGCTGGGCTATGCTCTCATTGTATGTGAGCACATAACACGTAGGGACAGTATAATTTCAATGAACGTTAATAAATTTTTTCCTCAGCAGTACACTGCTAAGTGTCACGCATTTTGTTAAATTTTGCGTATCGTGGCGACACATTGTTATGCACAATGTGAAGCGGACCAAGTGTTTGTTTCGTGACATAATTGTAACATAACATTGTAACAATGTCAACCATTGAAACAATGAATTTCAAATGTGTTGTTATAACACATTATAATGCGGGTACAAGTCACGAATGAATGAACGCGTTAATCAATACATATTGACAAACGATACACACATTATAATGCATTATTGTAACAATGTCAACCATTGGGCCAATGAATTGTAAAAGCTTTCACAACCCTCACTATTGATGTGTATATGTATATAAATATCATAAGCGCTTGGTATATGTCAACCATTCAATGTGTCACTTATACAATGTGTTACATAATGACACATATCAACGCTATGACATGAGCTTGGTGTGGTCCATGTCATGATATGGCCGTGACATTGTAATGTCATAGCGTTGAGCTTTGACCGTGTGTATGATGTGTGTTACAATAGCTCACACTGGTATCAAGTTGGTGGTGCAATGGTTGACATTTGAAATTGTTTATGATTTAAAAAAAGTGAGCTCATGGGGGGGTGGGAGAGGGGGGGTGGGGTCATAAAAATTTAGAATGGGGGGTCTAAGCAAGCGCTGGCTATTTTAGAACCTTAAAGGAACCTTAACCAGCATAACTTAGCCATGCCTGCCTTAACCAGCATAACTTAGCCATGCCTGCCTTAACCAGCAAAACTTAGCCAAGCTTATAACACTTATTACAGAAGCCTCCCGGCAAACCAGTTTCATATTATATAATATTAAAAGGCTTACTACACAGCTACACAGCTACACTACCTCCACGCTTACGGCGCTTACGCTTCTTCTCACCACCCAACGCTGCATTACCTAGTCTGGACATGACCATGTATCGAATTGCGTCTGCCGGGTTGGACCACTCATCGTGAAGGTGCTCATTGCTCCAGGCGCCCAGTGTTTCGGACCACTTCTTGCTATAGTTGTAGAAAGCGTCCACTATGTAGGAAGCCGCTACCGGGTCGATGTACATGTTGGGGATGGCTCGGCGCACTACCTCAATGTCGTTCTCTCGTGAGGTTGCCCTCTTTAGTACTTTGGTTTTGCAGCCATTCAGCCTGAAGATGTCTTCTCGGGATTTGTCAGCGGACAGGTCAGTTACTGCGGCGTCATGAGGTAAGAACCATTTGTGGATTTTATATGGGCGGCTTCTAGCTTCGTTAACATAGTGAGCGATGTCAGCGCCAAAGTTATGGTACTCTCCGATGATGCGGAACTCAAGGTCGCCTTTAAGGTTGTGGAATACTTGGAAGTAAATAGTTACCCACATATCGTTCCTACCCAAGTCACAGGCTGCGAACACTGGTAGTGCTGGGTCGTAGAGACCCGGGCGCTCACGGTCACCGTCTGCAATATGTTCTTTGTATAGTCGGGCGTAGTAAGCACCGTCCCGTACGGCTGCAAAGGCTTCCTCTGGTGTGGCTGGGTACTCTTGGAATATTAAGTTGCTACCGTCCGGTTCTGCTAGCTCACGGTACTTGGCGAGCCACCACCACTTCTGGTCGTCACGTAGTGTGAAGGTAGGGTCCTTGATCATCTTCTGCACACCACGCTCACACTTGATGAAGTACTCCTCACCCGTGGGAGTCATCTCTTGTGGGATGTTGATAACACAGTCAGGGTCATGCACCCAAGACAGGAAGACAGGTAAGAAGTCAAGTGGTGTGCGCTGACCTATGAAGCCTTCTGCGTCATACCACATCTGGTAGAACATATTCTTGCGTCCCTCAGCAGTTGACTCAATTACAACAGTGTTGCCTGGAGCGATCGCTTGCAAACTACCTGCCTTAGTCTCACGTGCTTTCTCGGGATACTTGGCAGCGATCTTACCCATCTCTGAGATGTGAAGGCGTTGAAGCGTACCGGAGCGGAACGAGGTTTGAATGTACATCATTGACTTGTTAGTGAATGAGATCGCTTCTGAGTTGTCCTTAACTACAAATACATCAAGGAACTCAACCACCTTGCCAGGTAGGCCCTCTAGTGCAGTAGTAACACGCTCAAAGAGTGTCTTTGACTCTGCCTTACCCTGAGACATCAGACCTATAAACATATTCTCCATAGTCAGTGCATCATCAATGTAGCTAAGAAGCCACATGGTGGAGATACCTTGCTGTCTGGATTTCAACACTAGGATCCTAGGATGTCGTAGTGATGCTGCGTAGGTAACGTGCTGAGCGTACTTCATTTCAAACTGAATTAGTTTACCTTGCTTAGTTGAGATGGTATAGATACCTGCGTTCAATCTAAATAGTTTGGACGGGAAGTAGTTCTCAAAGTAGTCAAGGTCGCAAGTAGGCTCGTTTTGAAACAAGTGAATGATGCCCATGGCAGCAGTGCCACTATAGACATCAATGTACTGCTCTTCTGTAATGTTCTCTAACCACCAGCTCATGTTAGATACCATTCTTAGATTTGAAAACCGTTAGGCGAGTTTGGGATACATTGTTGTTATCGCCAATGTGGATGTTGGTACCAGGTGCGAACACTTCACTATGTGCATGAGCTACTGTGTCACTAATTAGTTTGATGTCTTTAAGAGCTATGTCTTTGTCCGCTAGTTTCTCATCAAAGCGCTTAAGTACTAATCCCATAGTGCGTTGAAAGTCACCAGATAGCTTCTGCAGTCCTGCAGCACCATCAGCAACCTTCTTAAGGTCCTCAACTATCTCTGCAGGAGCATGGTTCTTCTCTGCTTCGTCAATGATGTGGTGGACTACCTCAGCAGGTACCTTAGATACGTCCTCAACTGCTTTGTTCTCCCGCTCTATTTGGAGCTTTTGATTGATCGCATAGACAGTAGGTACTGCAACTCCAAACTCTTCTGCAACGTCCTGGGGAGGGACGCCTAGCAATAGTTTGGCTTTAATCGCTTCTTTTGTTTCTTTTTTCAGGGCCATAATGGGACCTCCTAGTTGATTATTATATTGTATCAGTTTAACCTTAATTTAAGGTTAAAATGTTATAATGAAATACAATATATATACACGAGGAATTACCATGACTAAAAGTAGACAAGAATTGGTGCAAGCAGTAGTATTGCTTCCAGGTAAAGTAAACGTAGGCGCGGGTACTTATAGAGCTCAGTGTTTAATTCATTGTGAGACAGATGCTTCAATCACTCTCAACTGGCCCACTCCAGAAACATACAACATGCTTGCAGGAGACGATAGAGGCTTTGAAGGTTCATTTACTGTTGTCACAGGCACAGTAACATACGAGTAATTCCATGTTAAAGTTTGGACTACTTGGCAAAGGCTTCACAGTTGTGCCACCTATTTTAGCAGGTGAATACATTTGGTACAGCTATGACCCTACTGATGGTTTTGCGGTGAGTGAGACTGGCAACGTCATTGTTGACCAAGATACTGTGACTCCTAACTATGATGGAGCTGTTCATGCTTCTAACATTGTAGCACTGTCACCAACGTCACCTGCACCTATGCCAATTATACATCAGTTGGGTGCAGAGGAAATAGTTAGCTTCCCTAACGGTACAGTACCTAATGCAGGTTTTGACGTTGTTGTAAATGTTGACGTTCTTGAATGTACGGTAATAGACGTATCGCCTAGCTTACAGTCAGAGCCAGTGTCTATGTCGGCAGGTGAGACGAAAGTGTTCAGTATTAATGTCTTAGACCTCACTAGACCTGACTCATTAGGGTTTAGAATATGGGCAGACGGAGTTGAGCTTCTCAATGTTGAAGATAGCCTATTTAAATCAACTGGTATTCACACGCTAACGTTCACAGCAGTTGAGGACTATGTTGATTTTAGATTCTATTGTGCGTACAACAACGGAGCACTTCCTCAGATTGGTGATATCGTCAACCTAGAGGCACTGTCCATCCAACCTATCACCACAGACAACTCTTACGCTACGTTCACTCATGCAGATGGTTCGTTGGAGACTATTCCAAGTGAAGATTTGCTTAATGGTAGAGGCAACTGTGATGTTTGGGACGATGTGTATATGTCAAGAACCAATGATGTTGATGTTGTAGTTGCAGATGGGGTAATGAAGATTAATTCTCCAACTGACCTGGATATATCAGGAGCGTTTGTAGTTCCTTATGAGGGTGCAGGTATTACCTATGAAGTTGATTTTGATATTCCTTTTCTTGATTCTGCACAGATTGGCTTATGGGTTGGCAAATCATTAGGCAATAATGTATATTATGCTGATTCAGCATTTGTGGTAGGTACGTTACCAATTACTTTTACAACAACATCTGATTCAACCGATGAAATATTTGTATCAATAGTTGCAATTTCTACTGGTGGGTCTATACATGTCGATAACATGACAATCAATAAAGTCCTACCACTAGCAACCACCTACAGCCTATCTGTACCATCACAGAACTACTTCACTACTGACGTTCCAGTTACACAAGCAGACCGTGACTACATGCAAGCTAATCCAAATGCTTTCACGAATATGATGGTTACTAATACTGAGGATGTGAATATTAGCTTTAGTATTGCTAATGTACACAACTGGTTTCCTATGACTGAGGGCAAGGGTGAGTATCTGCAAGATTGGTTGGTACCTTTGGGTGCTGAGTTGATTGATGTAGAGGCAGACAACTGGAACCTATCAGCAAACGTAACTGAGGACGCAACACATTTCATATTAGGCGGGGCTAATCTAGGCAATGCGGTGAGTAATGTAAGTCAGTCATTTAGTGTTGGGCAAGTATTATATCTCGACTTCCTAGTTGAGGAATATGTTGAAGGAGGTATTAGAGTTCGTGAACCATTCAACGATGGCTCCTACGCCAAATCAGGTAATGGGCAGTTTGATAGAATGTTTAAGTCTGTTGTAGATGGAGTCATATTGCATTTGTATGCTACAGTCACACCAACTACGATGAAGATTAGAAAGGATACATTGACTTTAAAAGAAGTGTTTGGGGCAGTCCAAATAACTAACTTCCAAGCTTCACAACGACTCAACAACCAACGATATGGCACCAATGACCTTAGAGTTATGAAAGACCCAAGTGGTCGTATCACTAATGTAGTTGAGAACACACTTGTACGGTTCGATGGTACTGAGCAAAGAATAGAAACTGGTGTTGCATTGGATGGTACGTTGGCTGACTTTAGTATGTTCATGGCATTTACGTTACCTGACTATGCTAGTGTGGGTGTTGCACAAAATATAGCTAGAAGTTATCCTAATACAGCTAACAACTTGTGGATTTCTCAGATTGAAGGTACACCTAGAAATGTTATCAATGTGTCTATTGGTAAATTTGTTCAAGATATAACACTTGACGAGGCACTACCAGTTCATGCTATGGGTATCGTCTATGACCATATTACTTCAGAAATAGGAGTTGCAGTTGATGGTGCGGTGTTGCCTATCCCAGTTCCTATTGTGTTTGATGGTGCAACAGCTCAGGTTATATTTGGTAATGATGCAGTAGGAAATTCGTTTACTGGCTACATCGGTGAGGGTATTCTAACTGCTGGTAAGTTGACTGAAGTAGAGTGGCAAGAGTTTTGGAATAGGAATAAAGATTTGGTTCCAACTCCTCACTTCAATGGTGGACTGTTTGTAAATGGTGGGTTTGAGAATGGGCTAACTGGTTGGCTAGAAGCTACCTCATGGACTGCAGGTGATAACTCAGCAGATAATCCTGGCACTATACTTAATGAGCTACTGTATCAGAACTTCACTCTTGAAGCAGGTGCTACCTATGAGATTAGTGCTCAACAGTTAGAGGGTGATGCTGTAGTCAGCTTTGTGGTCAATGATGTAGATAGTGGTGTAGACATTACGACTGGTGCACATAGCTTCGTTGGTGATGGTGCTGCACGGTCTATTGGTGTAGGTGTCACTACAGCAGGCACAACTCCATTAAGAGTTACAAACATTAAATTGGAGAAAGTATAATGAAGAAGATATTACTAGCAGCTGCCCTCACGGCGGTTATGTTCACAGGGTGTGCAAACAAAGCAACCATTAGTTGCCCCAGTTGTACAATCAGTACAGCAGAGGGTTATGTATGTCAGGACTGTACTATTGAAGCAGAGCTAAAAAAGGATATGCAGTTCATTGAGATCCCACGTAGAGATTAAGGTTCCTTTAAGGTTAAAATGTTATAATGAATATGATCCAAAACAAATTAAGGAGTCCATTATGGGAGACCAGACAAAAAATGCCTCCAATTCAGATGACATCGCTGAGTTGGTTAGTAAACACGTAAACAACTTAGACGATAAAGGCAAGCTTCAATTGCCGGAGGATATGCCAGATTGGCAAAAGCATGTTATCCGTTCAGAGAAGCGCCAACGAGATGCACAGTCTGCATTGGGTGTAGCTGAACACAAATTAGCAGAAGCAGATGCTGTTAATGGTGTTCTTACAAAACAAATCACTTCTAAGGTTACACTCACTGAAGAAGAGGCAACAGCATTAAACGACCTTAAATTTAAGGACCCGGAGAAGTATCGCCAGACATTGAACCGCTTAGAAAGCGAAGCTGATGAAAAGCAAACAGAAACTTTGAAGGAACTTACTGACAAAGCTCGTACAGATGCTGGAACGTCTTTCACTGCAACCACTAGAACAGAAGTCTTGGCTAATTTCAGAACCGCTAATCCTGAATTGTCACTCACTGATGATGTGTTAGTAAATGATGTGCCACCTCGTTTCATGAATGATCTAAACGCTGGTAAGGACACGTATGAAGAGTACCTTGTAAAAGTTGCTGAGTACTTATCAACAGGCAAAAAGGTGGTAACACCTGGTAACACTGAGGAGCATAATCTCAGCCATCAACCTGGAAGTCAAACCCCAGGTAAAGGTGCTGCAGAACGTGCTGGCAAAACAGATTACTCTAAAGTAACTCTGTAAAGTAAAGGAACAAATTATGGCAGGAAATGCTACTGGCGTTGTACAGTTAAATTCAGAACTCATCCGTAAAGGTTGGATGCTCGAAGGTATGGTACAAGGCAAATCAAAATCATGGTGGGCACCACTAACAGGATCTTCAAAAGAAGCTATTGTTTATCAGGTGAACGACTTTGGTGCGGGTAATGGTCACACAGTTATCTTTGACTACTCTGGTAACCTATCAGGTGAAGGTTTTGAAGACAAAGAGCAAGCATATGGTAAGGGTGAAGCTAAGAAGAAATTCTCAGACAAACTTATTGTTAAGCGTGTACGTTATGCAGTTGACAATGGTGATGAGTATGATGCAGTAAATATTGGTGACCTTGAACTTTCAATGCACCAAGATTCACGTGTTAAACTTTCTGACCTATGGCAGCGTAACAAAGATCAGTGGTTGTTTGATGCGGCACAAGGTCGTCTAAACTCTATTGGTAACACACACATCATCCGTCCTTCAGGTGTAGCAACTATTGGTGCAATGACTGAAGCAGACGACAAACTTTCTTATGATTTCCTTTGGGACATGGAAGAGATTGTACGTACAGGTGAAGGTTTCTCAGTAGGTGACAAACGTCGTCCTCTTGATCCATATCAAGGTACTGAAGGTGATCCAGTTTGGTTGTTTGCTATTGACCCAACTATGAAACGTCAACTAATTCAAGATGGTCCTTTACAGGCTAACATGAGTTCAGCTGATGTACGTGGTTCGGACAACATGCTTATCAAAGGTCAGCTTGGAAAGATTGGTACATTGCTACTAGTTGAAACACCTCGCTTCTTTGGTAAATCAAGTGCTCGTACACCGGCAAAAACTAAGTGTGAGATCTCAGGTCTTCGTCTTGTTGACTCTGCAGGCTTGTACTATGGTGAAGAAGGTTACAGCGGCGCTGGAACAACAATCGCTTCTCGTGGACTTCTATTAGGTGCTGGTGCATTGCAACTAGGTATCGGAAAGTCACCTGAGTATCGTTGGCAGTCATCTCAAGATTTCGGCATTGACTCTGAGTCAGCTGTTGTGTCTTGGGTAGGTGTTCAGAAGACGAAACTTGTAGCAGAAGATGTTGATTATCTTGATGCTAAGGTTGCAGGTATTGACTACGGAGTTATTGCAGTCGACGTCTGGAACAAAGTAAACGCATAAGGGGTGATGCATGCCACAAATCAATTTTGATTTGACTGCTAACAACGAGGACAAGGTACTCTCTAAGAGATGCCCTACCTCGGCTGTTATGCAGTTACAGATGGAACTACCTGGTGGGAACGTACTAGAAGATGGTACTCACACTGTTGGTTTCATTGAGGGAAATGTATCAATCACAAAGGTTGCCTTAGTTACTAAGGTTGCCTTTGATGGTCCTTTGCCTTCTGTTACTGTCACAGACACGCAGAACGGTGTGACTGAAGATTGGCTTACAGGCTCTGACATTAGTGTGCAAGGTGAAGTAGAGGAATCTACTTTAACTGCTCCAGATGACATTGCAGGTAAACAAGCTCCATTCTATCGTGCTACGAAGAGTGAGTGGAAAGCAACTGTTGATACAGACGGTTCTACTGTTGGAGAGCTTGCTCTTCTAATTGACTATGTTCAGATGGATGCTGAACCTGGTAAGCATTCTTAAGGAGGACGCTATGGATTATTTAAGACAACTTCGTAATGATGAAAAGCGTTCTAAGTTTGCTACTATTGCAGCCATTACGTCTGAAACACTTAAAGCAGAAGGTGCCTTTGATGGCGTTGCCTTTGCAGTGGGTGACTTCATGCGTACGGCTCAAGTACCAGGTGGTGCATACACTGTACGTTTCTATGCCGTAGTAGCTGAGGCATTTGCCGCAGGTGCAACTATTGATTGGGGCTTTGAAACAAGCCAGGCAATGGGAGATCTCATCCTTGATGATCTTGACTTGACTGCTGTGGATGAAACTATTGCTCTTCCTGTAACTGGCTCAGGCCGTACTGAAGGTAAGACGCCAATGGGTATCACTGCTAATCAAGCGGCAATCGACTCAACACTTGGTAAGGTTTACCTAGTAGTTGAATACACAGAGGCACCAGTTCGCGCTGGCGTCTACTCGGCTTAAGGAGGCTATAATGGATTACTCAAAACAGTTAGAAAATAACGAGCAGAGATGCCGTTATGGTTCTGCTTGTGGGCTTCAACGTACTATGCCAGGTTCAGATCTTTTACCTGCAGGTATTCATACTATTGGAGCAATTCCAGTAGGTGCTGTCTTGGAAAGCTTTCATGCTATCGCTGTTGGTTGGGATGGAGACATCACAGTTAACATTGGTACAGAAGCTAACCCAACAGAGTTTATGTCAGGTGTTGTTCTTGTTGACAACATCTCAAAAGGTAACGACCAACTGTTACCTGTGGAAGCTTACTTCCCAACAGGTGAAAAGATCGTCTGTGAGATCGTTGCTGGCAACGTTGGAACAGAAGGTTGGCTAGAGTTTGTCGTTGACTACTCAGAGCTAGAAACCCAAAAGGGTTGTTATACTTCGTAAGTATGTAGGACACACATTAGTGTGTCTTATCATATCTATAAAGGATTACTATGGGTCAAGCTATATTTACAACCTCAGGTGACTTCACTGTACCTGAAGGTGTCTCTAACGTTAGTATCTGCCTTATTGCTGGAGGCTCTGCAGGAGACGTTTCAGTTTATGGAGGTGGAACTCCTTTGGGAGGTCACGCTGGAGAAGTAATCAGTGACCCTAGCGTACCAGTAACACCCTTAGCTGTCATGCCAGTAGTGATTGGATTGGGAGGTGCAGCTGTAACTGACCCAGGTTCTGCTCCCTCATATGTATCAGGAAACGTGGGTACTAATAGTTCCTTTGCTACAAGAACTGCCATCGGAGGAGTTAACACTGGATTCACTGGTGATGGAGAAGCTGTAACAACGTGTGCAGGAACATCAACCAATGGAAGAGCTTATCCCATATTTGAGGGAACAATGATTGGAGGTTGGGGAGGCCAGTCAAGTGGAAAAGAACCTGGAGGCTGTGCTACTTATGGAGCTGGTGCTGACCTATGTCCAACAGATGCTGGCGTAGGCGGAGGGGGTGGAGCTAGATACTCCAACGCTCCTGCAAACATTTATTCTGGTAAAGGTGGTGATGGGTATCTAGACATTAGATGGGATGACCCACTACCAGATACTAATGACTTTTATCTAAATGGAGAGTTAATTCTTACTGATGGCCATAATATGGTTATGTTAGGCTACAATATACAGCAACTATTTGTTAGTGGTACTCAGGTGTGGTCCACCACAGTCTCAGGCACTGAAGCAATATTTGCTATCCCAGGAGACCACTCATTCACAGTGCCTGCTGGCATCACTAGTATAAATGCTTGTATAGTTGGAGCTGGAGGAAGTGGTAACTCAATTTCCTTTGGAGAACTTACTCAGGGTGGAGGTGGTTACAGTGGACAACTTGTGCAGGAAACTCTCACAGTTGTACCTGAAGACGTCCTCAATATCACAGTGGGTGCTGGAGGAGTGGGTGTTACAACCTTAGTTGGTAATGCTGGAGGAGCTAGTTTACTTGGAAGCACTTCTGCACCAGGAGGAGCTCCAGGAGCTAATGGAGGCTTTCATGGTCATGGAGAGGCAGTTCCTAGTCCTTGTGAAGCCAATACTTATTTCAATGGAATAGGTGGAGGAAGTTGGGGAGGCCAAGCAAGTCCTTTTGCCTCTGGAGGAGACAGTAAAGCTTCTGGAAACTTAGAGCCTGGGCCTGGATCAAAAGGCTCTGGAGGTGGGGGCATGGATGCTACAGGCACAAACACAGGTCCTTCTGGAAAAGGTGGAGATGGTTATGTTAAACTTAGTTGGTAAAGGAGCATTAAATGGCTGAAAGAGAAAGTAGTATTGTTGCTGATGCTAGGACAACACTTAATGATGAAAACACACTGGGCCTTAGATGGACAGACAAGCGTCTGTATCAACTATTGGATGATGCCCAGCAGGATATGTGTCGTGAGTTACCTCTTGTAGCTTTAAAGACCACTATCAATACAGTAGTGGGACAAGAAGAGTATCAAATGCCTCAGGATAGTGTGGAGGTTTTAACTGCTAGAGCTAGTGGAAAGACCTTGACTATTACATCAATGGAAGAGCTGGACAGAGACAATGATGAGTGGGAAGAGAAGACATCTTCAAGCTTCACTCACATAGTTGTCAATCGCTTATCACAGAACACTATTAGACCTTACCCTCTATTAGTTGAAGGCTCTAGTGAGACAGTTATCAAGTTGCGTTACTCTGCTCTTCCTGTTGACCTGGGTTGGAATGAGACTACTGAAGTAATTCTTGAGGAACTTACTGTTGATAGTATGTGGGACTTTGCTTTAAAGCAGTACATCATTAGCATGGCATTCCTTGACTATGGAGATGAAGGTTCAACCAGTCGTGCAGCAACTGCTAAGTCATTCTATGACAAAGAGATTGCCAATGCTAGAAAACTATCCAAGAGTTCATTTAGTAAACGAGTTCGTACTACTGCTTACCAAGCACGTGTAGCACCTACCCGCACAGTAAGGAGACAGTATGGCAGCCGCTAAATTAGACATCAACATTGAAGAGAGTGTAACTTGGGAAATGCAGTTAGAGTTCTGGGAGAATTCAGACAGAACACTCCCAGTAGACATATCTTCTTGGACCTTTTCAGGTGCAATGAACTTTAGTACTGCCTGCGTTCCTATGACCTTCTCTAAGTTGGATAACATAGTGGTAGCACGTATTGAGGCAAGTGCTCTAGTGGACCTTCCTGTAAAAGGTTTCTATACAATAACAGCAAATGACACAGCTGATACAATCAGAATTCAGCAGGGGAACGTAGTAGTTGACAGGAACTCAGTATGTACTTAGTAGTAGTCCTAAAGGATAGTGTCTATACTACTGTTACCACTCAGGTGGGCATGGCATATACTATATCTGTTAAGGGTAACATTAGTGTTAATGCAGTCATCAAGGACAACATTAAATTAGTTGCTAAGATGGACAGTACCTTAGAGAACAAACTACTAGTTAAAGAGTCAGCAAGGTTTGCCAATGATTCCTATGTTAGTTCTAAGGTGAGTGAGGCAGAAGCAATGACTGCTGCAAGCTTTGCCAATGAACCTGTGAATGTGTTCGTCAAGGACTATTACTACGATAGTGTGTCTGATACTATCAAGTGGGTGGATACTACTCTGTATTCAGGAGCTCATTATCAAGCAAAGGTTGTAGAAGAAGGTGACACTCAAATTGCTCGCATAGTTGCTGAAGGTGATGTGCAGGTTATTAGAGTAACTACTGAAGGTGACACACAAGTAACTAGAGTCATTGGGTATGTAGATGCAGCAGAGGACTTCTCAGGAGACGCTCTTGCTGCTTCACTCACTGCTGATGCTTGGGCAAATACTTCTGCTAATACAGATGTCATTAGATACTCTTGGGATCCCATCAATGATGTAATAATTGAAACTCCTTTACTTGATGAGCGTTCATCCTATCACTGGATGGAACAAGCTAAACTAGTTGCAGCAGGTCTGTCCTATCAAGATGTGTGGGCTATGGATGCTGTCTGTACTTTGCCTGCTGCAGGTACAGAAGATGGGCAGTTCTATATTATTAACCAAGTTGATCCTGCCTGTACTTCTTATGCAGTAGGAGATTGGTTAATTTGGTCCTCAGGAGTTTGGCATGGCATTGGCTGGGCATTCTCCTGGACAACTATATCAGACGTGTTAGTTGAAGGCCTGAGTCCTGCTGTAGGAGACAACTTAGCTAGAGTTGGTTCTTCGTATCTAAAGGCAGAACAAGACGTGATTGATGCCGCTCAGGATGCTTTGATAGTTAGCAAGGTTCCTCTAGATGGAACTACGCCTATGTCAGGCAGCCTTCAAATGGATGCTGATGAACTGGGTGTTGTAGACAAAGATGCAAACTCACTAGTTAAAGCAAAACCATTAGGTGCAGTTGAAGTGGGTAATGCAGTTGGAGGCCTTACATTAAAGTCTCTTGCAGACATCCTTATGCAAGTTGGTTCAGATGCTGAGGATACAGTAGCAGGTAAGAACTGGTCTAGAGGCCTATTCGCAACTAAGAATGAGGCCATGCTTCTATCCTTGTGGGCTAAAGTTGGACAACCAGGAACTGGAGTTACTCACTATGGTAACACTCCTCCAATAGGTGCTGTAGAGATGAATGGCCAAGCACTCTCAAAAGAGTTGTTTCCTCGTCTGTATGAAGCTGTTGGTGACTTGTGGGCAACTTCAGGTGGTCAACCATATCCTGCTGAAGGTTTCTTCCGTGTACCAATTTCAGAAGCAGGCGGAAGAGGTGTATTTGAAAGAGCAAGAACACAAGCAAATGGAGTTGGAGCATACGAGAATGATGACTTTAGAAGTCACTCTCATCCATACTCAAGACCTAGCTACACCAGTGGCATGGGTGGTGGTAATGGTAATGCTATTAGTATCTCAACTGTTGAGACAAGTACTGAAGGTGGAGTAGAGACCCGCCCATTGAATATTGCTGTCATGAAGTGTATTTGGACAGGTAGCCTTAACTATGAGAAGCAGTACGAGAACAATGCCCTAATTGGTAATGCACTGGTACTTGATGGTTGGGCTAACACAGCTAAACATGAGAACAATGACTTTGCAACTGAAGGCGTTAGTGATGGGTTTGGTGTCATAGTAGTGTATGAGAATACTGACCTAGCAGGTAAGGCACTACTCATGATAGGCTTTGGAAGTTATGTCTATTATTATAATACTGACCTTCAAGCTAATGGTTATGTATCTGACGGCTTTGGATTGTCTGCTCTTTATGACAATACTTCATTCTCCACCAACGAAGCATTTAACGATGGCTTCACTTATTAAAAGGAAATCTTATGATTGCTACAAAAACACCTTCCACGTATATTGAAAATACACTAGAGTTGTCAACTACGATGTTGGCTCACAGAACTACACTTAAAGGTTCACTGCCTAATCTTAACGCAGGTACTATCACTAACATTAACTTCTTGACTAGTAATCCTAACATGATTGTTGGTAGTGGTTTGTTACTAATCACACCTGCACATTCTGAAGGCTTTCAAACTCCAGTCACAGTAGTAGTTGACAACTTGGATGGTACATGGACTGTTTCATATGTAGACATGCTCACTGACATTCCAACTGCTGTGTTCTCATCTCCAACTGTGATGGCAGAGTTTCCCCAACTTGTAACCTCTCAAAATGCTGATGTAAACAGAGTGTTTACTGCTGATAGAACATTAGCATTTGTTTCTGCTATTGCAACTGAGTTCGTTGGAACAAGTGAGTTTGAAGGTATGCTAGCTATAGGTGACTCTATTCTAATTGATGATGGTGTAGTTGTGGACCCAGTACCAGTTGTGTTGACAGCTGTTGTTGAAAGTGGAACTGTTCCATCAGTAACCTACACCTGTACTTATGTTGCCGCTATCATTGCAACACTAGATGCAACTGTTCTAGGTAGAGGTGCACTAAATGCTGTTGTTGATGTATATAGAGATAGTCCTTCTAACCAAGATGTCACTATTGAGTATGCTAATCAAACTGCACTTACTGGAACTTGGAGTGCTGTATCTCGTAAACTTACTGCAGAGCAAGATTGGGTGATTGTTGAACCACTCACACTTACTTACTCTGAAGAGATAGTGATTCCATAATGAAAACAGCAACTAAATTAGTGCTGGCGTTTATAATCACCACGCAGTTTGGTGGTTGTAGTGTGCGTATGTTCATAGTAGGTGATGAGCATTCAGTCACAGATAGAGTAGATAGCATTGGACATTATAATGAGAAGGAGATAAAATGAGTACATACATTCCAACTGACTGGCGTAACAACCAGGAACCATACATTAATGAGACTAACCTTAATCACTTGGAGGCAGGTGTGGAATCTGCTCATGTAGAGATTGAGGAAATAGTTTCTGGAGCTGTTACAGTTGGGCATGCTGCAACAGTAGACAAGGCCACACAAACTCACGTGGGTGGGGCACTAATCTGGGTTGATACTACTGACCCATTGAACCCTATTGGGCACATTGACGCAAGGTAATTATTATGGCAGCATCAAGAAATTCAGAACTCCAGGTATTCTCTGGAGGATTAAATCTACGTCCAGCTAACCACTTAGCTCTGCCAACTGAGCAGAGAAGAGCAGTGAACCTTGACCTAAGAGCAATGAATATGAAACCTTTCCGTGAGTCAGAGTTCATTGAGTTTGCTCAGCATTCTTATATGTTCTACTTCAGAGATATCTTTAATTACTATAGTAGTTGGAGAAGTAATGTTGAGTGGAATGGTACATGGTATTGGTCTGAGGAAGGTGCTACAGGCAAGACACTTAAGGATGGTACAGAGTTACCTCTGGGAATTACTGCTCCCTCCACTAGACTGGAAGGTGTAGAAGCAACACCAACCTCAGGTGAAGGACTAACAGGAGACTATCAATATGTATATACATACTTTGATCCCAAGACTCTTGCTGAGTCACCTCCCTCACCTCCATCCAACACAGTGCCTGTTGAGTTAAAAGGCATCACTCTTACTGGATTTGAGCCTTCAACTGTCTATGATATTCGCCTCTATCGTATTGGTGGTGTGTACACAGTATACACAAGAGTGGAAACTATTCTTGGTAACACTGCTACATATCTAGATCAACTAACCTTTAGTGAAGTAGATGGTAACATCCTAGACACACTAAGAGCGTTCCCACCTCCAACTGGTTTGTTAAATCTAACAGAGCATGAGGGTAGATTCTTTGGAACAGTAGGCACAGTTCTATACTATACTGCTGCAGGTAAACCTGACTCATGGTATGCTCTTGACTATGTTCAGTACCATAAGAACATTGTGATGCTAGCATCCACATCAAATGGATTAATAGTATCTCTAGAGTCAGAGACATGGGTCATGTATGGCAACTCACCTATTCAATTCTCTCGTGTGCTTCTAAGTGCCTCAGAGGGTTGTTTGTCTCCAGCTAGTATGGCAGTCATTGATGGACAAGCAATTTGGTTAAGCAAGACAGGTTTCATGATGTCCAATGGTGGATACATCAAAAACATATCTGAGCAAACACTGGGTCGTGTAGACACACTAGATCCTAGAAGTGCCATAGTTCACAATAGACGCTACATCATGTCCTTTGGTATAGGCATGACACCTTCTAATAGACTAGTGCCCTCAGAGACTCTGATGCCAGGAGTGTACATTAATGAGGAAGGTTTCACAGTAGCAAATGGAGCAGTAATCATTGACTTTGGTATGGGTCCCAAACCTGTATTCAGTACACTACAAGATGCTGGAATGGGTTCAATGGAAGTTGCAGAAGGGTATGCTTATGAGATTACCTTGCCTCAATCAGAACCTCATAACATAGTTATGGCACAAGATAGGACCTACCAACTAGTTACTGAGAGAGGTACCCATAACATAGTAGTGGACATTGCATCTTCTCAGTCACTGTCTAAGATGTTTGAAGGTGAGGACTTCAGAAAAATTGAGTACCGTTCTCCTGTACTTACTGAGAACTCTATTGGAGTTCTAAAGCAGTATGAGAAGGTTAGGGTTACATTCGCAGGTACTATAGTTGTCACTGTATGGAACGATGATGATAAGGTACTTCAGTCAATGGAGTTAACTTCAATAAGACGAACTAGTCAATGGGTTGGGATTCCTGTGGCCTCTAATAGAGGTTATGGCATCCAGTTTGAAATAGTTGGTCATGGAGTTGTTGACTCTATACTATACACTTGGACACCAACGGAGACATTATGAGTATACCTTTAAACTTAGAAGAACCAGATGTACTAAGAAGAACCTTAGTACAATTAGATGGGCAATCAATCAGACTTACGTCTCCTATTGCTTCAGTAAATCAACTTGCATCTGATGCTACACCAGAGGAAACTACAGCGGCCTACAATGCCCTTGCAGAGTCCTTCAATGCCTTAGCAACAGTAGTCAACGCAACTAATACCAAAGCAACTAATTAAGGTTTGTTTAAGGTTATTATGTTATAATGAAAATAACAAGGAGTTCCAATGAGTGCAATTCTAGCCGCTGCAGCATTAGGTAGTGCAGCCATTTCTGGCATAGGCAGTAGACGTAAAGACAAAGAGGCAGAAAGTGGTCGAGAAGACGCTGTGGGTGCCATCAATAAAGGCATTGGAAAGATAGATGACTTCAGTAGCATTGCTAATGACTTTGCCGCAGCAGGGGAAAATAGTTTCCTTCGCTATGAAGAGATGATCCAACCCATTGAGAAGACTCTTAATGATTACTATATGAATCTTAACCCTGATGAACTTGCTGCTCGTGGAAACCAAACTGCTCAGCAACAGTTTCAAACTGCTCAGGACCAAGCATATAGTGACCTAGCATCCAAAAATATGCTGGACGCAGGTGCAAAAGCACAACTTGATATGGGTTATGGCAATCAAATGGCCACAACAAAGTATCAGAACATTATGGACTCATCACATGACGTAGCTAATATGCAGTCAGGTTGGTATGGCAATGTAGCTAACCAAAAGAATCAGGCAGCAAATATGTATGGCCAAGGTGTGAACCAACAAGCAAATGTGTCTAATATGTACAACAATGCGTATGGTAACATGGCTAATGTATACTCAGGTCAGGCTACTCAAGCATCTAACATGGCACAAGAAGGCAGACAGGGTGTGGGTTCAGGCACTATGGCAGCAGCATACTTTTATGGAAAGGACTAACTGATGATTGGTATAGGTAATGCCTTTGGGCAAATGGTTAAAGGTGATATGTTAGCTCAGCAGAGCAATCAGAGTGACAAGAAGATGGACATGGTTGCTCACAACTTCAAGCGTCAACGTATCATGGAGAACAGACAGGACTTCAATCAAGGTATGTACACAGCAGAAACCACAGGTGACTATGGCGCTTTGAACAGATACTTTGATAACTTTCAAGAAGAGATTGGTGAAAAGCACACTGCTAGTGCAACTAATGTTACAGCAGATATGCTTAAAGGCCCAGGACGTAACTTGATCTTTAATAAGTTTAAAGGTGATACAGGTAGTGACCTTGATGCTACTAATGATGAGAAAGCACTAGCACAAATTAAGAAGAGTTTTATGCTCTCAGATGAGAAGTCAGGCTTACCTCGTTATGCAACACCTGGACAGTTTGAACATAGTACGGGTTATGGAGACTACAAACGTAGCAAGATTATGGAAGAGAAACTCCTGCAAGCTAAACTCCTTACTGCTTCTAAAGGCACTAAGGATACAGATGCACAGCGTCTAGCAAAGATTAACTCTCTTGATCCAGATCAACTTACTGATGCACTAGCAGATGAGCAGAAAACACTTATGCATAGTACAGGCCGTAACAAGTCAGATGCAGTAGAGAGTATCTCAACAGGGGGCACATACCAACCTTTACTTAAGAAGTTTGGTTCAGGTAAGTGGGGAACAGCAGCTGACTTTGAAGGTGAAGGTGTTGAGGGAATGATGTCTCAGGCTTCTCGTGACCAGATGCACGCAGGTGAGGGCCTTAGTGATGCTCGTTACAATGAACTCAATGACTCTTCTGCCACAGTAGGAACTATGTCACGCTTGGGCAATATCTTTGCCAACATTGGAGATGATAAAGTTGTTCAAGGTGAAGTTGAGACAGTACTTAATGACTTCATGGCAAGAGCAAGTAAAGAAGACTTCCAGGCAATGAGCGTTCCAGAGCAGAGAAAGGTACTTGATAGTATCCGTATCAAATCACAGGCAGGTGCTGCAGCAGCTAAGATCCTAAATGAGATCTCTGGTGCATCAGTTGGTGAAGAAGAGTTTGGAAGAACTATGAAGACACTATTTGGTGGTGACCTACAGAACATGAACCCATCATCAGTTGCTGAGGCACTCAGAGGTTCAGCAGATACATACTATCAAGATGCAAGACAAAAGATTCAAGGTATCAGAGAGAAGAAAGCACCTTATGATAAGTTACGCTTAGCTAAACAACTAGCAACAGCATACAATCCAGGTAGTCGTCAGAAGTTAACTTCTACAGGCAAAGAAACACCTGCAACTGTAGTACCTAAAGTAGCAAAAGAAATTGCTGGACAAGGTATTGAGCTAGGTACAAATGCTATCTCTGAAGTAGTCATTGACCCAGTGGAGAAATTTGTAGAGGAGAAGGCTGAAGAAGCTGGCTCATGGTGGGAAGGCTTTAAACTTAAGGACCCAAGCACATGGAGAGGTGGAGGTAAGAAAGTTGCACCTAATGCTGACAGAATTACTTCCTCAGAACAAGTTGCCTCAGTATCAACTGCTGACCTTCAAGCAATGCTTAAGGATCCTGCAACAAGCAAGTCTGACAGAAAGTATATTATTAAAGAGTTCGTATCTCGAAAAGGTAAATAATGAAAACAGATTTAAAATCCCTTCAGGACTCATTTGAGTCTGGGTTTGCATTAAGTGAAGGTTCTCGTATTGAGGCATCTACTGTAATCAATATGTTCCACAATAGACAGTGGGGAGCAGATCAACTCATTGCTCTTGAGAATAGAGGTCAACCTAAGGAGACATTCAACATCATTAAGTTGATGACTCGTACTCTTCAAGGTTACTATGCTACTGTAGTCAACAAGGCAGTTGTAGAACCTAAAGGTTATCAAGATGTCACTAAAGCAACTATGCTTAATGATGCTTTGAAGAACGTCTATGAGGCAACTGAGTTTGACATAGTTGATGATGATATCAAGATGTTTGGTATGCTTACAGGTGTGTTTGCTAGTTACACTTCAATCAAACCTTCAGGTGTTACTGATATGTTTGGACGTAATGAGTACAAGATTGAGATTGAAGCACTGAACACTGAGGAGTTAATCTTTGACTCTGCTAGTCGTAAGCGTGACAGATCTGACTCCCGTGCCAATCACCGTTTCAGATGGATGTCTGAGGACGCTGTTAAAGAAGAGTTTGGGAAAAATCAAGCTACCATTGACAAGTTAGAAGAGTACTCAAACCATGTGTCTATTGATGAAGCAGAGTACACATACAGATATGAAACTGAGTTTGTGGGCAAGTATACAGTTGACAATATGTACCTAGTTGTGCATACAGTTGCTAAGACAAACAAAGGTCTTGAGTCAGTATTCTGGTGTGGGGACATTGAGTTGTCACGTACTATTATTGATTACAGAGATGGATTGAATCCTTACACTCTTGTCAACCTTCAGAACTCAAACAAGGCAGAGTACTATGGTATCTTCCGTGAAGTTATTGAAGCTCAGAAAGCAGTTAACCAAGCACTAGTTCAGTTGCAGTTACTTGTGAATAGTAACAAGGTTATTGTTGAGACAGATGCTGTAGATGACATTGACACATTCACTGATGCAGTTGCTAGAGTTAATGGCATCATTGAGGTTGATGATATCAAAGGTGTGCTGATAGTTAATATGTCACAAGACGTACTCAATCAGTACACTATCATTGACAATGCCTTCAAACGTATCAAAGACGTGCTGGGTATCAATGACGCTATGCTAGGTCAAGCAATGGCATCTGATAGTGGACGTAAAGTCAAACTACAGAAGAACACAGGCCTTGCTACTCTACGTTACTTGACAGGCCCACTTGAGTTGTTCCACAAACGTCAGGCACAACTGATAGTAGGTTTGATTTCTCAGTACTATACAGCACACCAAGTGTTGCGTGTTACAGATGAGATTACAGGCACACGCTTTATGGAGATTAACACTCCACTTATCTTGCCTAAGTTGCCACCTGAACTTGCTTCACTTGTTGCACAAGGTATGCCTATTCAGTATGCTTTTGAAGCAATGATTACAGGTCAGTTATCTCCTGAGGTACAGTCAGCAATGCAACGTGACCAACAGTTACAGCAAGCAGGTGCAGAGCATCAGCAGATTATGCAGGTTGAACAACAGCAACATAAGCAGATGCAAACAGCCTTAGTTATGCAAGGCAAGTCACCTGAGAACATGGAGTTCATGCCTAGTACGCCTGCACCCCCACCTGCTAACACAGTGGCAACTATGGAGCCTAAAGACATCAGCCAAGTGATTGAGAGTTCACCTCAGGCAATGAAGAACCAAAAGTTACAAGTCAAACCTGAAGGTATGCAACTACCTGATGACTTAACTTATGTATATGACGAAATGATGGATCCTATCACAGGCAAACCAATGAAGGATAAGCAAGGTAACATCCTGCTCATCCCAGTTTCAACTGACGATAGTAAGATAGACATCAAAGCGTATGATATTACAATTAGTCCTTCGTCTTATGATGATGAAGATGAGAAAGCACAACTAATGATGGAGACAGTGCTCAGTGGACAGATTGGACAATTTGCACAGACAGTATCACCTCAGCATTATGCTAAGATGATTTCTCTGTCTATTCAAACTGCCAAGACTAAGTTCAGTCCTGAGATTGCTCAGATGTTTAATGAGATGGCAATGCAGTTAGGTGCCAATCCACAGTTTGAAGCATACGTCAGAGAGATGTCTGCAGGTGCTCCACAACAACCAGAGGGTGGAGGACAACCAGGTTCTAAGACAATGAAGTTGCCTCAGAACACAAATGAGATGAGGGAGCAGTAATGGCATTATTTTCAGGTTGGAGTGAAGACGCTCAACAGTTTGAAGGCAAGGGTACTAGAGAGTTTAATACTGGTACTGTAGATGATGACTTGGACATGATTATGGAGTACATTGGTGAACAAGTATCCCAAGGTCAGAAGGTTGGCCTTAAAGATGCTATTGAGCAACTCAAGAGTATGGGCCTTCCTATGCGTGACTATGAGATGTATGCAGGTCGTCTAATGAGTACTATGCGTGATGCTCCTGACAGAGACAAGAAAGCAGAACAACTTGGCATACCTTCTTTCCAAGAGATGGAAGGCATGAATCTTGCTGATAGAGTTATGCAAGGTGGTGCTCAAGAGTGGCTACAGATCCTTTATGGTGCAGGTGCAGCAGAAAAAGGCATGGCAGAGTTCTTTGGGCCTGAGGGAGAGAAGGGTGTGGGAAGTAAGGTGCTTGACTACTTAGGTGGCGAAGGTTCTGCTGACTTCTGGCAAGGCATGGTCACTCCTTATGATGAACGTACTAGTCCATACAGTGATAGTACTAAGGGTGAGGTTCAAGAACAACGTAAGGCAAAGGTTGCCCAGTACAAATCAAATGAAAAGATTTGGAAGTCATTTAATGCAACCACTGACCTTGAGGAAGAAACAGGTCTTGACATACCTTGGAACCTTGGAGGTGTTGCTGGTGAAATGATTCCAGGAATGATCCTAGGTGGCATAGGTGCAAAGATGACTACGGGAGCAGGACAAGTTCTGTATAACATAGGCACCAACACAGGACTTGAAGCAGCAAAGTATCAAGAGCATGGTGACACAATGGAAGCAGGCTTGGGTATTGCTGCAGGTGGGTCTGAGTTCCTTGGACCTATTGTTAAAAAGGTTGGAGAGACTGTTGGACGTATTCCAGTAGTAGGAGGTGCCTTTGAAGGTGCAGGTAACTTAGCAGGAGGTATCCTAGAGAAGATGCCTGCCTTTGATCCAGTCACAAAAGGTTCTCGCTTTGTTAACTGGCTTGACTTTAAAAACAAAGGTATACCATACGCTAGTAAACAAGGTATCAGCAAGAATGAAGCTGATAGAGGTTACAACTTATGGAACATGGTTACTAAGGGTGAACTTGATATTCCTTATGTGTGGTTGGACAGAAACAAACAAGTCCTACACAACATCAACGAGGAGACATTCCAAGAGCCTATATCTGTTATGACTAATCAACTGAATAAGATTAACAAGAAGGCAGGAGGACTATACGACAAGGCATTGGAGAACATGGGTCCTGGTGCAAAGGAAATGACTGAGGCAGGTTTTGATGGTGACTATCCTGCAGGTGATTTGATGATGCAGAAGATTCAAGCACTAAAACAGCAGTTTACAGAGGCAGGAGATCCTTATCGTGAGGCTTTTGAGGAAGCAGGTAACAACATCAACGTTGATAGTGCTGCACTATTTGATATGTCAAAGAATCAATTAGTTGACTCTTCATCAATTGCTCACCTTAACAGAGCAATCAAGAATGTAACTAAGAGAGAGACTCAATATAGTTCAGCTGCTAAACAACGTATGGATGAAGTCACCTCTGGTATGAGAGATGCTCAGGAACGTATCAATGCTTACTATGGTACTAATAAAGACCTTGGGAAGCAGCAGAAACTACTTGCACAAGAGAAGGACCTTCTTGAGGATAAGTGGATTGAGTTAAGAAATAATCCAGATGCTTCTACTAAAGCTATTGAGGCAGCGAAGAACGCCTTTGATAGAAAGCAATACAACATGGATAAGGTTACTGAGAAAATTGGAACTCTAAACAAGGGTAAGGCAGCAGACAATGCTCAGGTTAATGCTAATCAACTTGAACTGGATAGTATGGACAGTGATGGAGGAGTGCTGGACTTGGACAACCTAACTGCTACACAGTTTGCAGAAGTAATGAAGCAAGTCAACACTGCACGTTATGGTGGTAGTGACATGCTAGGGGAGATGTCTGATAATGTTAAGCGTGAGTTGGGCGATTGGTATTCAAAAGCCCAGAAAACTATGCATGACTTACCAGAAGAATTCAGTGTGCCTTACAAGAAAGCTAAAGGTATTGAGAAGCGTTCTATTGATATGTTTAAGGGGAATTCAAAGATTAAGGACTTAGGAAAGATTATGTCTCTCAAAGGTCCTGAACGTCTTGAGAAGTTACAAAAGTTGTTTGAGGGAGAGCCTACTAACCTTAAGTTGGCTAAAGAGTTCCTTAGTTCAGATGATCCAGCATTGCTAGGTATGATTAGACATAACATTGAGCAACGTGTAGGCCCTAGTCCATTGAAGAGTACAGAGTCAGGACAACGCTTTGACTTCAAAGGCTTTGCTGATGCCTTCAAGGATGTTGACTTTGATGACTATCGTTCATTAGTTGACCCTAGCAAAGTGCCAGGAACATGGGGACCTATTGATGGTATCTCAGGTTTGGCAGGATGGCAAACTAATGTGGGTGCACCTATTGGAGCTATCAATGATGCTGTAAAGAGTTCAGGTGCTTACAAGCATCAATCAACGGGAAGTCAAATTGGAGATATCCTACGTTACAATGATGAAGCATTTCCATACTCAGTGTATGAGCATACTGACCCATTGATTATTGACCGTGCAAGAAACTTCACTCGTAAGATGAAACCTTCCGGGTACACTGACTATCACATGGGCCCTGAGACTCAAAAGGATTCCTTCAACATGGTCCTCAAAGATCAACCCGCCTATATGGAAGGTCTTGAGCCTAAGGACTTGCTACAAGGCAAGGGTATGTTGAAGTTGTTTGAGAACATAAAGAAGAACGTAAGTGGTGGTTCGTCCACAGTTGAACCAATTCCTGATGCCTCAGGTCTTGATATATTACAAGGAGAATAAGATGGCAATTAATGATGTAAAGATTAGTCAGTTACCTGCACTGGATGATGCCAGTGTTACTGACACAGCAAACTTGGTTATTGAACAAGAGGGAACTAACAACAAGATTACTATTAAGCAGATTACAGATAGGGCTAAACTAGTAATCTCTGACTTACCTGAGATCCTTATTGGTGGGCTAACTGATAACTCTCTATTCCGTTTGTTTGAGAACGAAGATAGTAAGTTAACACTTAGTACACTAATGGCATACATTAGATCCAAGTTTGACGCTACACCTTTGATGACCTTTGACTATGTTAAGGTTACAGGAGTAGTGGATATAGGTGAAGCCTTTGAGGACATTGCTACTCTTGCAGTTGACAGAGTTGCAGGTACTTATGCAATAGGAGTTGCCTTCACTAGTTCACTTGGAGATATAAATGACGTAGTTTCCTTTCAGTTGACAGGAGACATTACGACAGGTGTGTGGACAAAGCAAGCTAAGTCAGCAGGAGAAACTATTCCTTGGATGTACTTATTTCCTTATGAGCATTCAGGAGGTCCTTTAACCTTCACTCTACAAGCACACAAAGGTGTGGGTGATGGACAGTTTGATATTCCTTACTGTGACCTTATCTTTGATATGAAAAAGAAAACTTTATGATAAAAGCTTTCATTGCTTACTTTGATATGAAGTTGGTGATGTTGGATGTTGAGCTGGACAGGGGACTAACAGTTCAGCAGAGAGATAGAATGAGACGCCACATACAGAATATGCGGGAATCATTAGTTGACTTTAGTAACGATAGTGAAGTATTACATAGGTCTGAACTTGAGAAAAGTCCCAAGCAATAAGACCTAGCCCACCTCTTTTTCGTACTTCATTTATCTTTTTGATTTGCATAGGTTCATGGTCCTTGAGGCCTTTAACTCCTGGCAGGATCCTATATAACCCATCTTCTTCAACAAGACATCCCATAACTCTGTGATAGTCTTCTTCTGTTTTGACTTCCACAACTAAGTGTACTAAGAGCATAATGGGTGTAACTGGTGCACCAATCTCCGCAACTTCATTACCTATTGATATAGGAAATCCACCTTGTAAATCTGCTTCACCACTTTTAGAGTAGATGCCATTAACAACATGACCTCCTGCCTCCTCCCACTTGTCCATGATTTTCTTTTGATATCCTGACTCAAGCATTAGAGTTTAACCATAGGTTGTATGTAGCATCTAAGACCCTCGGGACTAACGAGTACTGTCATGGAACCAAAGGGGTCAAACCCCTCTTTGACGTTCTTGTTAACTTCATCAACTTGGTCCTGAACTGAGTCATTCTCAACTATGATGTAAACCATTACTGGTCCTTGATACCAAGGTCAGTCAGCATTGCACGGATTGACATTAGTGGTTCAGGACGCATAGCATCACTAGGTAGCATTGACTCCATGTAGATGTTCCATGTCTTCTCCATAACCTTGTTAAGGTGCTCTGCCATAGTACCCATCTCTTGGGATGCCACAGTAGTTGAGATGCGGTGGAACTCTCCAACAAGTTTGTTAGTGGTTTCTAACATAGGCACTGAGTCAATGTTTGCTTTCATCTGCTCTGCTTCATAAGCAAAGCGAATTACTGCCATGGCCATTAGGCGCTCTGCCAAAGTTGTTGCAGCATAAAACTGCTTGATGTTGTCTTGGACAGACGGGACGGGTGTATTGTTTTGTAATTGTTTGTAAGCTTCTAACATTTGATGACCTCCGGAATTGTTTTATCATCTCTAACACAAAGGAACACAGGCTGAATAAGTTTGCTATCCATAACCTGTTCGTAACGTACCTCAACTATTTTACCTACGAATGAACCTAGTGACGCTCTTTGCTCGTCATTAAGGCCTGACCCAACTGAACACATAGTTTTACCTTCACCATCTTCTAATAGTAAAGAACCTATCATGCCTGAGTACTTACCTTCACCAGGTAGTTCCTCAATCACAAGTAGGTCAGCTGTCTTAAGTTTCTTCCACTTCATTGCAGTGTACTTTCTTGAACCTGCACCATTCCACATATGGTTATCATCAATGGATACTATGCCTTCAAAGCCTGCTTCAATAGCTCTGCTCATGAACAGTTCAGTGTGACTATGGTTAGTACATTCCATGTGCTCAGTAAGGTACTGATATGGAACATGGTCAATCATAAATGCCAATCGTTCAATGAAAGGTATCTTACAGTTGCCCATCTGGAAATCCATGTGAGTTACATAGTCAAAGATACGCCACACAGGTTTGTGTTTATTGAACAGACCTTTCTTGAAGTTGGACACCATGTTAGTTTGTATCCCACTGAAACGTCTGTCACCTAGCACACCTGTCTTACCTTCACCCATCATCTCTGCAAAGTAAACTCCCACTGGAAGTTCGGGAAAGATTTGGTCATCAAGCAGGTCATACTCTAAACCTGATGATGTGAAGTACTGAACTGACCCATCTGCATTAACCCAAATAGAATTCTGTCTACCATCATACTTGAGCATTGAAGTACGGTTGTGCTTCATCTTGTTCTTGTCACGCTGAGTGTCCTCAAAGTTGCGTAACTTCTGTAGTGGCCATTTACTCATGACTGTCCTTTTGCATATTTATCTAATGCCTTAGTTGCTTTTCTAAATGTACTATACTCAGTTGACACACCATTTATAGTGAGTTCAACCTTGTCACCTTTTGACTTTACTGTTACTACCATTTCTTAAACCTTTCATCTATAATGTATAGGTGCCCATTCCATGTTTTGTAATACAAGGTATAGATACCATTGGGACCATAGTCCCGCTTAACCTTAGTGGGCAACCACATAAGGACGAACCATGTGTACCATTTTATATGTCTAATGTTCATAATGCCCTCTCATAACTATTCTTTACGAAGTTCTCTTTCTTAATTGCAACTGACTGGTAGACTGCTTTACCAACACCTGGTTTGTCTGCCACGAGGATGTCCACAACAATCGGGTGTGCTCTGTCGTGGTTAGCTTGTCGGGCCAATCTTTGAGTGTATTTACTTGTTTTAAATGACATACTATAAATGAGTAATTTCTCCACGTGGCTAAGGTCAACACCTTCTGCATCTCCGTCTGCACTATAGATTGCCACATTGGGGAAGTGCTTTCTGAGTAAAGCTCGCTCTCCGATAAAGTGCGCCATGATAGCATAGGATCCTTCCCTGTAGGTGTGCTTAACATAATCAATTTTTTCCCTCTCACCAGTTTCGATAGTGAGCGTGTCAGATAGCTTAATTGTTCCTCCCTCAAGCTGGTAGTGGACGCTTCTGACCTTTGAGTCTGAATCTCCCATAACTGTTTGGTCATTGAGTTCAAGTAATCCATACTGTTTCCAATCATACATTCTCTCCTGTGTCTTTTTACTCATGGGCACTATGACTAGGTTGGGTTTGGGTTCATGCTTGATACCCACTTCCTTCCTTGTCTTCCAATCAAACAAGT